AAATCTAAAACGCCAATCTGGCAACCTTGACAAACTATCTAAAGCAGTCGAGGCACTCTCCCAAACAACCGAAGGCAATACAAAGGTCGATAATTTCTGGCGTCCAGAAGTTGATAAGGCAGGTAATGGCATGGCCACTATCCGTTTTCTTCCTGCATCTGAAAAAGATGGTGATGATGCTCTGCCTTGGGTTAAAATCTTTTCACATGGATTTCAAGGTCCTGGTGGTTGGTTAATTGATAATTGTTTGACCACTAAGAACCAACAATGTCCAGTTTGTGAACACAATTCTACACTATGGAATTCTGGTATAGAAGCGAACAAAGATGTAGTTCGTAAACAAAAACGTAAACTAAATTACGTTTCAAACGTTTATATTGTATCCGATCCAAAACATCCTGAGAATGAAGGTAAAGTATTCTTGTTTCGTTATGGTAAGAAAATCTTTGATAAGGTTACTGAAGCAATGAATCCTCAGTTTGCTGATGAAGAAGCAGTCAATCCATTTGATTTATGGAAAGGTGCTAACTTTAAGATAAAGATTCGTAAAGTTGAGGGTTATCAAAACTACGATAAATCTGAATTTGAATCGGCAGCTCCATTGTCCGCTAATGATGCTGACCTTGAAACAATTTGGAAATCACAATACTCACTACAAGAGTTGGTTGGTGATAAAGAATTTAAATCATATGATGATTTGAAGAAACGCCTTGATAAGGTACTTGGTCTAAATGGTGAAGCACCAAAAACAACCGTAGAACAAGTTAAAGCTAAAACTTTTGATGCTCCTAAAGCTAAATCTGGAGATTCACCTTTTAAGGATGATGTAGAAGATGATGATATGGCATACTTTAGTAAACTTGCTGAAGAAAATTGATGCCTTGTGATTTTTTTAACTTTGATTGAAAGGAAATAAAATGAAGTATCTTGTATCCCTACTTGCAGCTGCATTTGCAGTAACCGCCTTTGCGCAGGCCCCCAAAAAGGAAGAGCCAAAGAAAGAAGCTCCAAAAGCAGAAGTTAAGAAAGATGAAAAGAAGAAGTAATTCTTTCACACTTAAAAGAAACCCCGCTTAGGCGGGGTTTTTTATTGGTCATACAACTCTGGTACTGTATAATATCATTCGTTGGAATGTTTCTTCTAAATTTCTCACAGCAGGCAATGGCGACTTTGTTTTTGTAGATGATTCTGGTGTTTTTGTTGATTGATTGAATACTACCGAAGGATCTTCACTAGAGGTAGGTATGGACATATCTAAGTTTTCTGCTTGAACGTTTTGTAATTGAGAGCCCATATTAGGAGATTGCATTGCGGCTGCAGATCCGCCACCTTCAGCACCGGTAGAAGATGAATCCGATGTCATTCCGCCTGCACCAATACCTCCGCCAGCCATTGGTGATGCTGATTCTGTTGAAGCTTCATTTGTTTCTGTTGATGCTGGTGTTTGTGGTGAACTAGGGACTGGCGTTGCTGTTACTCCATCTCTTTTTGCTTTATAATCTTGTACAGCTTTTGCGGCTTCTGGTCCTTTTTTTATAAATTGTTCTAATTGAGCATCATTTAACTTTTCACCTTCATTGTAGGTTTTTTCATAATTGGTTATTTCTGCCATTGTTCTTTCATATTCTGGCAATTTCCTAATTCGATCTTCTTCATCTTTGGCTCCGGCAAGACCCCCAACATCTTGTGCTTGTCTTATACCTTTACTTAATGCTGAATTTATATCCTCATAACCAGATTCGGTTGTTAAAGCTTTGTACAAAAAATAACCTATAGCACCAGCTGAAGCGGCTCCAAGAAGCACTCCCCCAATTGGCCCAACAGCCCACGTAGCTAAAGAACCTAATGCTTTTACAGCACTTTTTGCAACATCTTTTAAACCAAACATGGAAAGAAGGCTGTCATTTTCTTCTTCTTCTGCATCTTTTTTCATTGTTGTTGCTGATGCTTTGCCACTATATTTTTTGCCAGTAATAGCTTCTATTAATTCTTTGTGACGGCGCAATCTTTCTGATTCTTTTTCTTCTGCAAAGTTATTTTCTTTATCTGATTGCATTTTATCATATTCTAAAGATTCACTTAATAATTTTTCAATATTATATAAAATGGAAGTAATGTCTGTATCATCATCTAACGCTCCTAGTTTAGAAGCAGAATCTCTACCTTTTCTTGTTTTGCCGGCAAAAAATTTAATATCTTTTTTAGAACGACCCATAAGTTTACCCAACAAAGCTGGGCCTAAAGACGAACCACCAGTCATAAACTTGGCCATATTTAATGGATCAAATGACTCTTTAATGCCAGTCATTTTTGCTTTAGTTTTTTGTGACACGGTAGCTTTAAGTGATTCACCAATACCTCCACCTTCAAGTAATTTTTTGGCCATTAAATCACCAAAAGAGGTGCCACGAATGTCTTTTGCTTTTTGATATTCCATTATTGTCCTTGTGCCTTCTTCATGTAAGCGGGCCTATCGTCTGCTGGTGATGAAGTTGGTGCTGATGCTTTGCCTTGAGTGTTGGTGGTATTATTATTTACAATAATTGGAGCTTTGTCTTTATTCGCCATATCAGCTTTTAAATCTTTGTTTTCTTTAGATGCTTGGTCTATTTGAGAACCAGAATTTAAATCCATCGATTGAATTTCTGACGCCAATTCAGCTCTTTTTTTAGCTTTTTCACCGGTGGGATCAGAAAAGCCAACAGCTTTATTAACTAAACCTATATCTTCAAGGCTTTTGGGATCACCTTTTGTTAGATTTTTTTTATAATTAAGAAAAAACCAAGGTATGGACTTAGCTGCTATTTCAGGACTATTTAATAAATCCGGATTTGAAACTAAATCAACATTAAGATAATCGCCTAATGACTTATAAGCATTTTTTCCGGTAATTTGTAAAAAACCTCGGCCTCGATATTTCCATCCATCACCTGGCGCAGAATTACCATCTGTTTTTGCATATACGTGATTTGCTAATTGTTCACTTTTGTCATCTCCTTTTTTTGAAACAAATTGTTGAGCAAATTCTAATGTTGGTATTCTTCCTTTTCCAAAAGTACCCTGAATTCCTTCCGCTTTTGTATAAAATAAACTTTCACTTTTAGGTACGAAATTTGATTCTGATTTTACTTGAGATAAAACATTAGCTTGCGCCTTTGAAGAAACAATACCTGATGATACTAGTGCAGAAACAACCAGGCCTGCAGCACCACCCAACTTACCGGCCGCCGTACCAATTATTGGAGGTTTAGCTGCAGGTGCGGCTGTTGGTGGCTTGACTTCTGGTTTAGCTGCAGGTGTGGCTGTTGGTGGCTTGACTTCTGGTTTAGCTGCAGGTGTGGCTGTTGGTGGCTTGACTTCTGGTTTAGGTGCTGGTGCCGCAGTTGGTGGCTTTTCTGGTGCTTTGGCCGGTGCTTTAGCTGGTGGTTTTTCTGGTGCTTTGGCCGGTGCTTTAGCTGGAGGCTTTTCAGGTGCCTTGGCCGGTGGCTTTTCTGGTGCTTTAGCTGGTGGCTTTTCTGGTGCTTTAGCTTCTTGTTTTTTTTCTTTTCTTTCAGCCTCTTTTTCTTTTACTTCTTCTTTTCTTTTTTCTTTTGAAGTTTTTTTTCTACGAGCCGTCAAAGCCTTAATTAACTCTTGATTTCTTAGTTCTTCTTCAGTATCCTGTTCAAACAAAAACTTTTCTTTTTTTTCTCTTTGATTTACTTTATTATCTTTATCTTTCTTTAATAAATCATAAATTTTACCTAAAGATTCAGTAGTTTCTTTTAAGGTTTCTGGATCTAAACCTGTGGTTGTTGATCGATTTAATCTTTGTTTTTTTGGATCACCAGCAAAATATTGTAAATCTTCTTTACTACGACCCATCATTTTGCCAAGCAAAGCTGGCCCCAAACGACTACCGCCAGTTAATTTTTTAGCTATGTTAAGCGGATCGAATGATTCTTTGATGCCCATCATGCGGGCTTTTGATTTTTCTGAGAGTGTTTTTTTGAATGATTCACCAATGCCAGAGCCAGAAATTAAATTTTCTGTCATTCTTTCAGAAAAGGATTTACCTCTAAGGTCTTTTGCCTTTTTATAGTCCATTTACTATCGTCTTTTCTTTTGGCGTTCTTTTATCTTTTGATTTTCTTCTTCAATGTACTGTATCAAAAGGGAGATGTAGATATCTCTTTCCCAAGGCATCATATTTTCAAGTTCGGTCAAGCTATACTTATGGTGCTGCATTAACGAAAAATTCGTTTTATAATAATTTCTCAGATTGTCATGACGAAATGTTAACCGAAAAAACTTTCTAACCCTTCCACCTCTATCGTGTGATTAAATCCACACTTATCACAGGTAATTTTAACTTCTTCTTTTAGTTTTGGTAGATTATCAAAAAACTTTTCTACTTTAGAGAATTGTTCTTGGCTCATGCCTTCAACAAACTCAAGCATTTCACCAGGTTGTGCTTCATGTCCGTAATAAAATTGTTCGCCATCATAAATGTGTTCAATAGATTCAGCAATCATATTAAAAGTTACTTCATTAATATCTTCAAATTTTAAAGAATCTTTTACCACACCAAATTCAGGATATTTCATTTTAATACTGATTTGTGGTGTTAATTGTATCTCTGGTTTGACATCTTCTGGTACTTGAACTTTGATTTGTGTTAAATCAATGTTTTTTTCCATAATATTGCCACACTCTTTATCTTCTACAATATTGTTACAACGATAACGAGATTCAACAATTTCACCAACAGACTTGGCTCGTAAATTAATAAAGTAATATTCAATATCAATAATAGGTAATTTATCGATATCAAGACCTTCTGTAATTGTGCAATTTACAAGAATATCACGAATAGCTTGTTGTGTAGAATTTGTATCTTGTGATTCTAAAGCCATTAAAAGATTACGTTGTTCTTTAACAAGAAACGGTCTAAATTTAATTTTGTTTTTAGAAACTGGTAAATCAATTTCATAAGTTGGCACATCAAGTTTTGGCAAAGCCATTTTATATCTCCTTTTTCAAATCAATTTTAAGCACTAACCGGCTCCCGTTGACCATATTGTTCCGCCCCCAACATCTTCATTGGCCGCACCAGTAATGGGGCCGCCAGGAGTATTAACAAAACTTTCACCTGAGAATAAACCGGCATCTGTTGCAGATAAATCTGGCACCGGTAATGGATTAACAGAACTACCATTAATAATACTTGAAACTGCAGCAATTCCTGCATCAACCAATTCCATACCGGCTGCTTGTAGAGAATTGTTTTTCCAGTAAGTATATGCAAAAGTTACTCCAAGTTTATGGTACCCATCTCCGTTCCAATCCAAATCCATTTGATTTACAGAAATAGGATAGGCATCATACAAACTCACAGAATAAGATAATTTATTCATTACATCATATTGATTAACTGTGAGAATAGTTGCATATTCTTGTTTATAACGAATGTGATTGTTATATGATGGATTAATAAAGTTTAACCAAGCATCAAATAATACTTTTTGTTGCATATCATCATCAACAATAAATGTTAAATCAATGTCATTATATGTTGTCATATAAGGATATTTCTCAATGGGCCCATAAGTTTTTTGCTCTGTGGTAGCAAATGTTCTACCTGGTAATTGAGCATTCTCACAACGAAGATTTAATATTCTTGCACCAGAAATATATGGTATTAGTACCAAAGGAATATTAACATTCACATCAAATTTATTTACCCGTGCTACATCACCCCTAAAACTCGATTTAAATTCGTTGATACCACCTGGCATTTTATTTCCTTATTTCTTCTAGTGATTCTTGCCACACTTTTTCAGAATTGGCACCCCTAAACTGCTGTAACGGCAGAAAAGCGGCAATATCCCACTCATTAGGTTGGATGGCAAGTATCTTTGACTGGATGTGACCAGCAAGATAGCGTTTAATACAAGGCCGAAACTCTTTAAGACGCCTGGAGGCGACTAAAATATCATAGGTGACTCTCAACCTGTCAATTTCTCCTGGTTCGCCTTGGACCGCAAATTTAAGTAATTTACCTAAAAATGCCAGCCGATAATTAAATGGTAAATAATGAAGGTTTAGGCCTAAAAACCCATCATTATACTTCTCGATTGCCAATACCATTGGAAAACGGTCATAATACGGCAAACTTTCTTTACCTTTTGGATCGTAGTAAAAACAATACAATTTACCCAATCTAAAACTATCCACTTGTCTAAATCTTTCACGGCTCATACCTGCGGGTATGTTTGAGGTGCCTCGTAATTCAGCAATCTTCTGGCTCAGCCATTCAAGTGATTTTTTTGAGCCAATCTGCATATCAGCTGGACGTGCATTGGCCAATTGTGTAAGTTTAGATTCCATTGAGGTATTTAGTTACAGTTTTAGATGTTCTTCAGTCATTATTTTGAACTCCCAGCCACGGTCCAAACAGTATTCATGAGCGGCCTTCCATTTGGCCTGATTGACACCATATGTTGTAACTTCGGTTACGTATTGTTTGGTCACTCGTTTTCTTGGTTCTGGTGGTATGGTCTGTTTCTTTGGTTTGACCTCTATCATCAATGTTTTCATAGTTCCATCTCTGGTTTTTACTTTTACTATAAAATCTGGAAAGTAACGATGAAAACGATTATCTATTGGAGATTTATAGGGAACAATCAATTCTTCACTTGCCCATGATATAATGTCCTCATTCTGGTCGAACCAATTCATCACCCTACATTCCCATGAAGAGCGATATACAATGTTATTTGAATCCCCAATATATTTTTTAGGGTTCTTTGGTCTGAATATTCCTTGGTAAGCCATATAAATATGTATATTCAATCTAAAAAGAAAAATCAATGGCCATTATTTCTATTCCAACTTCAATTGGTGGTGTAAGCATACCTGGTACTACAACCAAAGGACCATTAGGTGCTTTGTTTGACAGTAAATATAAATTGAATACTTTACAGTATCCAAGAGATTTAGGTTCTTCTACAAAATCCCACGTTGTAAAATTTTCAATTAATGAAATAACACCTATTGGATATGAAGAATCTAAAGAATATAAATTACCTTCCATAACAGACGTTGGTGAGTTATTTAATTCGGTCAAAAAATTACTTGGTGGTGATACATCAATAAATCAATCATTACGGCCAAGAAAGAAAAGAAGTGTGGCTACAGTTTCTTTATATATGCCAGACACAGTAAATTTTCAATACGATGCATCATATAACAATTTAAGTTTGGCTCAAGTTGCATCAGAAGTTGCTGGTGGTGCGGCTTCAACAAAACTGCCAATAATATCTAAGATAGGAAAATTAGCTTCTTTAGGTCTTTCGGCCGTGCAATCTAACGCAGCAAAATTAGCACTATCAACACAAGGTCTTGCAGTTAATCCACAGCAACAGTTGTTATTTGATGGTATTGATTTTAGGTCGTATCAAATGGCTTTTACTTTTACACCTTATTCACAACAAGAAGCAAATGATGTTCGTAAGATAGTACAATTATTCAGAACACATGCTGCACCACAAATTATTACTGGTGGTGCAGGTATGTTTTTTGTACCTCCTTCAACATTTGATTTGCAATTTATTTTAAACAACTCAGAAAATCCTTACATTACAAGGGTGGCTGAAAGTGTGATCACCGGTATTGATGTTAATTATGCTCCTAACGGATGGTCAACACATCCTGATGGCTCACCAGTACAAACAACACTAACAATGAATTTTAAAGAAATTGACCTCATTGATAGAAAAAAAATTCAAATTGGATTTTAAAAATGCAATATTTCGATACTCTACCAAAAATAATTTACATTGATTCAACTGGTAACTCAAAAGTTATGACTAATTTATTGGCCAGATCAAGTGTGATACCACAGTTATTAAAAGATCCATTATTATATTATACTTATGATATACAAGAAGGTGATACTCCAGAAATTATTGCTCACAAATATTATGGCGATTCATATCGTTATTGGATTGTTTTATTTGCCAACCAACTATTGGATCCTCAATGGGATTGGCCAATGAATTATGCAACATTTGAACAGTATCTTGCAGACGAATATTCTTCAATTAATATATATTCTGAAATAGAATACTATGAAAAAATAATCACTCAATATGACGTTAATAGTCAAACAACATATATTAAAAAAGTACGAATCGATGAAAATACATACAATAGTTTACCAGTCACACAAACTGAAACATATACACTACCAACAGGACCCGTATCAGTAACTACAGAACGTAATGCGGTTAGTATTTATGATTATGAATTAAATTTAAATGAATCAAAAAGAAATATTAGAATTTTAAATGCTAATTATGTTGATCTAATGGAAACACAATTTAAAAAATTAATGGCTTAATATGATAGAAGATACAAATACTGTAGAATCTCCAGGTGCGTATTATCCTCAAGATTTTTCGTTAAGAACATTAAATCTTTTAACAGCTAGTGGCCAAAGAATTGAACTTCGGCAATTGCTTGTTGAGTTGTCTTATTATGAGGACATTTATAGTTTTTCTGCATCAGGTTATATTACAATAATTGATTCACAAGGTTTTATTGAACTTTTGCAACTAACCGGCAACGAATTTATTGAAATTGATTTTGGTAAAGTAAAAAATGGCCGTAATGATAATGAACAATTGTTTCGTGTTTACAAATCAAGCGGTAGAAAACCATCTGGTAACATGAATAGTGAAGTTTATACATTGTATTTTTGTTCTGAAGAACTTATGTTATCTGAACAAATTAAAATTAGCAAATCGTATAAAGGTACAAAAATATCCGACATTATTAAAAATATTTTAAAAGATCAATTAAAAGTTGGTGAAAAAAGATTATCACAATCTACAATTGAAGAAACAACTGGTGTTTATGATTTTTTAGTACCTCGTATGAAACCATTTGAAGCAATTAGTTGGTTGTCAACTTACGCCAGACCACAATTATCTGGTGCCATTGGTGCCGATATGTTATTTTTTGAAACTAAATTAGGTTTTAATTTTAGGTCAATACAGTCAATGATTAAAGATGACATATACGCCACGTATAAGTATCAGGCCAAAAATTTAGATAATGATACACAAAGCTTTCAAGAAGAAACAATTACAGTTTTAGAATATGAATTGGGCAAACCATATGATATTCTAAATGAAATTACTTCTGGTACATTAGCTAATCAATTAATATCAATTGATCCTTTAACACGTACATTTAAAAAAACCAATTTTGATTACACAAAATATAAATCACAGGCCAAATCTTTAAATCCTGGCGGCGTTACAAATAGTTTAAAAAATCGTTTAGGTAAAACGGAGCAAGAATCATATGAAAGTGTATTGAAAGTTTCAATGGGAAATGCTAATCAAAAATTAGTGCCATACATAAAACAAGCAGAAGCTGGTGTTGCTCAAGATATTTTTATTGAAACTTATTTACCTAATAGAACATCTCAAATTAATTTATCTAACTACACAGTATTAAAAGCTTCTATACCAGGAGATCCAGGTATTACGGCCGGTAGAACTGTAAATTTTAATTTGCCATCACTTAAACCTTCAAACACAACAAAAGATTTGGATAAATTTTATTCTGGTAAATATTTGGTGACAGCGGTAAGACATATTATAGAATCTGGAGGCACATATCAAACTATTTTAGAATTGGCCAAAGATAGTACGCCAACGAATTACATGAATATTAATAATGATTCTTCTGTTTGGACTAATGCGGTGAAAGAATAATGGAAAATTTTATTGGAAAAGATGGGTTTAATTGGTGGATTGGTGTTGTAGAGAGCCGAAATGATCCTTTAAAAATGGGTCGGTGCCAAGTTCGTATCTTTGGACATCACACAGAAAACAAACAATTAATACCTACAGCAGATTTACCTTGGGCTCCTTGCCTTGTTTCACCAAATTCACAACAAAGCTTTGCTACACCAAAAGAAGGCGATTATGTTATGGGTTTCTTTGGTGATGGTGATTCCAGTCAAGCTCCAACAATTATGGGAATCTACACAGGTATCAAAGCGTCAGCTGGTGGTGATAGTGGATTCCAAGATCCAAGAACACCAGCACAAATTGCTGCGGCACCTAAACCACCGGATGGTATTGTTGTTGAATCAGTAGGACAACCTACTACATCACCTTCAGCCAGAGGTGTAGTTGCAAATACTCCTCAAGGTCGAGCGGCCAATAATCGTACACACATTTGTAATGTGGCTGTAGAAATAAACAAAGATGTGGCAGTAGTAAAATCTCAAGTAAT